AATCTTCTTCTAATAATTTTTTTATATCAATATCTTGCATAAGTACTCTTATGGGTGTCAAAATGATTTTTACCCTGAATAACTGTCTAAATCAAGGCATAAAGTCGAAAGCAGTGGGACCCCTTTAAAACGTGCGCGATACAACCTGTGATTGATTTACTTTTTCCGGATTGGACTTGGTACCTCTATGAATTGCGCACAACCTGTGGTTGCACTGTTGCGCAACGCGCCGCGAAGCGGCGCACAACCTGTAGTTGCTGCATAAACTACATAGCTCGCGCTATGCAATTTTTGCATAGGGTCTGGGATTTTCCCAGACCCCAGATATTGTGTTAGTCTAATAGTACCATATATGCCTCTGCATTGTGTTGTCTGAAATAGTTAAGACCATCTCTAACTAACTGCCATCTTTTAGAATGACCATCAATGCCAACTTCTTTATCTTCTAACGTCGCTGCTAGTTCATTGATAAATATATCATCGTGTATTTTTGCCTCGTGTGGTGTTAGTAAACATGATTGACCATTAAATCTATTTTTTCTTTCTTCTGTTGCGTCGATCATTGTTGCGTCTTTTAGTTTACTCATTTTATACCTTTCTATTTATTTAATTAATCTTATTATATCCCATAATAGAATAAAAGTCAAGAACTATTTTCAATTATTTTTCTTGTCGCTTGATAAGGCTCTCTTGTATGTTCGTTGCCACTCCACCTATATCTATAACTCTCATATTTTTCTGTTTTAACTTTTATCGGTGTTTCACTCGGTTGTTTAACTGAATAAGTGTTAGCAATTTCTTCGCCAAACTTATTTAAGAATTGAAACAAGCAACTATTGTTGCAAAAGTAATTCCAGATATTAGGTTGATAGTTTCCATATCTACCGACCTTAATCTTAACAGTTCTTAATACTTTATTGTCGCCTGTTCCTCGTACCCTCGATTGAGTTTCAATAGTATGGCAACTAGGATTATGACACCAATTATAATCGCTCATTTTTTTTCGCTTTCTCAAAAGACTTGCTTAATTGCTCTTGTCTATATTGTTCGTTTTTAAATTTAATAATGTCATTAGTTCCCATAATGCCAAAATATGCAATCGGAATTAATCCGATTGCATAACCTATGAATAATAAAATCCAAATTGTATCAGTTTCCATTATGCTATTTCCTTAATAGCCCATTGACCTACTGCTTGTCGCCAATCGCCAAATCCACCATTTTTATTTTCTGCGTCAAAATCCCAATAGATAAATCTGTCATTACCATTTTTATCAGTTAAGATTTTACCAAGTACACCACTTCCATTTTTTTCTGCACTTGCCATTCTTGTTATTATTTTTTTATGCTTTTTTGCAAAGTAAGTTATGTAAAACTTTTTTGGCATGTTGTTTATGTCTTTCATAGTATCCTCTTTCGTTTTAATTTAATAATGGGATTCTATCATAGAATCCCATTAATGTCAATAGTTAATTTACACTATTTTCGCTTTGGTTTTGCTCGTATAATAACCTCGCTTTTATTTTTTCCTCTCTTGTTTGTTCTTTCTTGTTTTTCATTCCCTTAATTCTATCTGCAAGATTTTTAGGATTGTAGATAGTTAAGCCTGTTGAGTTAGTCCTAATTATTTCTGCGTCATTAATATTTAAACCAAGTTCGGTTGATAACTCAATCGCCTCGTCTAAATATTTATAACCTTTAAGACCAACTTTAATTTCTTTCATCTGTTGTAAGATAGAAGAAATCCATTTATGATGTGCCATAACAAATTGTGCTTTTTGTTTTTTCCAATCTATTAAAAACATATACTCTTTTTCAGTACAAGCGATAGACCTATCACGACAATAATTTCTACCAATTAAGTCAAGTTTATATTTGTCATTCCACTCTTTGCCATAACCACTATCATCATTTCCAAGATATTTATTATTGTTGTCAACATATTTTGTTTTGTGTGGGTTGTTGTCTTTGCCCTCTTGTTCAATCAAAATATCTGCGTTGCAATTATCTTGTGCGTTAAGTTCATCACGAAATAAAGCATAACTATAACCACTATCATCACGACTATAAGAAGAATTGTTGTCAACATCAATACTGCCCTTTAATCTAAAATCAAAATGACTTTCAATTTGTGCTTCTTCAATTTTTAGATTGTTGTCATAATCCCTTGTTTCTTTTTCGCCCATATAATGAAAATGAAAACAACTATCTTTTGCGATAGTGTCAACATTTTCAAACTTATCTTGTAGGTATCTTGCTTTAGCAACATCATCATCAGTATAATGTCGTCTAACTATTTTATGTGCCATATTCCACGCACTATCATTCAAGTCAATTTGGTCGCCTTTCAACTTGTCATAGTTTTGTTTCTCAATCGTGTCCTCTTGTTCCAAGTGTACTCTCATTCTATTTGCTATCTTGTTTCGGTACTCTTGGTTAAGTCTTATTCTACTCATTTAACACTCCATTTCTTTTGTTAGTTTTAATGGTTGTTCATATCTCAACATTGAGTATGAAACATTTTTTGCTTTCTCTACTAATCTATAACCTTGCAACATATCATTCGCCTTATTAATATCTGTTGTAAAATTACAAATATCATATATGCTATCTATTGTATCAAAGGTTGTTTCTTTTAGTATTAAGTACATCATATTATCCTCTTTCATTTTTTATTAATATACCTATCTTACATTATATAAGATTAAATGTCAACAACTAATTTAAAAAAGTTTCAACCTATACTAGAATTAGGTGCGACACTTTGGCTATTGACTTCTCTCGGAAAATCTTATATAGTGTTGATATGAGTTTATTACAGATATTATGCAATCTGCCAAATAAATTAGGTGTTCCCCAGTCATCATAATTATCTGGGGAAACCGAAAAAAGAATTTAAGAATTTTTAAATCAACAAGCTTGCTTCGTATGATTTAAAATTGGGACAACTACAGGTTGAGTTAAATAGTGTCATTACTAACCTTTCGCAACCTGTACTGATCCCTGATCCCTGTGGATAGAGGCACAGCGACAAGCAGAAGCTCTATCTGAGAATGCTGTGTTGCGCGACAGGGATCTGGGATCAGAACTAGTATAGGGCGCCTGGACTTTTCTGGGCTATATTCTAGGTCGCGAGTTCTTGCTGAACTGGAACAGGGATAGCTACCACAGAGCAGACTTTGGACTGTTTCCGCCTACAAGCCACTAGTACTGATCCCTGGTCCATTTTGACAATGGAGGTGAAGTAGAAATACGACGTACCGCGCGCTTGAGGATGGACCTGGGATCAGTGACCAATGTAATGGAAGAACCCGTAGTGGAATTACCTCTGCTCACTGGTCAAGCATCAAGCGACAAGCCTGAAAATAATGCTTGACAAATGATCTGGGATATTATAAGATATCCTAAACAACAAGAAAGAGGAAAACATGAGTACAAGAAGTAATATAGCAATACAAAAACCAGATGGAACTATCCTGTCAATATACGTTCACAGTGATGGTTATCCTGACGGTGTTGGTCAATGTTTAATTGACAACTTTAAAACATATATCTCAGCAGAGAAATTGTTCAGATATGGAAATGCCAGCTACCTGGGATCTACCCTGAAAGAGTGTAGTTTCTATCACAGGGATTGGAAGAGAGACCTGGACGCTGCGCATGTACATAAAAACTTTAAAAGTTTTAAAAAGTACTACGCTGGAGATGTGTTTATAGAGTTTGTCTATTTATACAAAGACGGACAATGGTTGGTGAGTGACAACTACAGTAAATCAGAGCTTGAGTTCGTTCCTGTTACAGAGCACAAAGACTATTCAGGAAAACACAAAGGCATAACTGAAGTTGAGATGATCAGCCAGATCGGCAAAGCCCTGAGCGGTGCTGGTTTTAAAAAAGAAGATATAAGTATGCAATCATGGGAAACGAAAAAGAAACTAAACTAAGTCAGGACCTGGCGGCAGCAATGCCGCCTGGCCAATACGTTTACCACCCGCGCTGCTGTTGCAGCCGGTGCCTGGATAAGCGACAAGCTACAAGCATATGGGGCCAGTTTAGAATGATTCTAAAGAAGAAAAAATTCAACCTGAAGTTGCAAGCGTCAAGCCGCAAGCCACAAGCAGCAAGCGTCAAGCAACAAGCGCTTGACAAACCAGTATTATAAGATTATATAAGATTTAGAAAGTGAGGATATTATGAAATTAAAAGAAGCAAAAGAAATTACAGGGGGCCTAAGCTCTCCCAGCAAGATGCCGGGATATGCTTATAACCTGCCAGCCTGGAGATGTATCACAGGGGTGAAGCTGCAAGCCGTGCCCGGGTCCGTGTGCGCTGGCTGTTACGCTATGAAGGGCCGGTACAGGTTCAGGAATGTTAAGGACGCGCTGGAGAGAAGACAACAGTCACTGAAGGACCCGCGATGGGTTCAGGCCATGACGCTGCTGGTAACACATTACAGCAAGAAGGTGCCCTTCTTCAGGTGGCATGACTCTGGGGACCTGCAGGGGGTTGATCATCTCATGAATATATTCGCCGTGTGCGAAGCAACGCCCGGGATCCAGCACTGGATGCCAACGCGGGAAGTAAAAATATTAAAAGGCATACAACCTGAGGTTGTACCAAAAAATTTAATCATTCGTGTGTCCTCGCATATGATAGACCAAGGGCCGGTGAAGAGCTGGCCCTGGGCCTCTACAGTCATCACACGTGACCATCCCTGGTACGGAGCTACCAGCGTGATGTGCCCGGCACCTAAGCAAGGCAATGAATGCGGCAGCTGTAGACAATGCTGGGATCGTGATATAGTAAATGTTAGCTATCATAAGCACTAGTTTCATGACACATGTATGGAGACATCCAAAATATTATGCAGAGTTGCGAGCTGCCAGGAAAAAGCTTCAAGCGCAGGAGGGTACAAGCGACAAGCGCGTACAACCTGAAGTTGCAAGCAACAAGCAACAAGCGCAGGAGTCCTCAAGCGTCAAGCACCAAGCGAAGAAAGATACAAGCCGCAAGCATCAAGCGACAAGCAAATAGAATCTTTAGAATTAAATCCGTCTTTAACAAGTGCCAAGATACAGGTACCTGGAAACAATTTGCAGGAGCCCTGACTGGGCTTCTTGGCAAGTATAAATGTGTTGTGTGGATGCTTCACATGGAAGGCAATTTGATGTGGCGAGAACCGAATTTTGTTACCGGATGTTACCTTCAGCTCAACAGTGAAAAACTTGCTATAATTATTATAACCCAATAGATCGGGAGTACCAAGTACGCTAGTATTTTCAAGTCTAGTCCACGAAATTTCCGGTGTAATTCTTTTAAGCTCATGCCATAATTTTGTTTCAGGTTTCATCAAAATAATGACGGTAACAGAAGGTTACACAATTAGCTTTGGTTTACCCATTTTTGCCACTTCATCATGTGTTGAAATCACTATTCGATGTGTCTCTCTAGCACCAAAAATTTTATTTTCAACTAAATTCACACTCATAACATCATAATGTCTTCCGTCTGGTGTTCGGACTTGAACACGTGCGTCCTGGGCCACACTACTACCTTTCTTTGGGCCTACGAATCTATCGAAGATCATAATTAAATCTCTACCTTTTAACATTCTTTTCTAACTCCTGTATTCTATTGGTTAATGTAGCAACATCATAAGACAATAATGTATTATCTCTTTTTAATTCTACTATTTCTTTGTTTAAATCCTCAATTATCTTAGTTAAATCAAGGTCTCCTCTGTCATCTTTCATATGTTGATTTATAGGATATAATGGTTATAATGTCAATATTGTGGTGAATAGAATAGGAATCAATTGGTATGCAAGACTCCAAAACAGAGTATCAGAATTGGAGCATAAATTAGAGGATGTGCAGGCATGGAATAAAGTGCTAGTACGTAAGGTAAGACGCTATGAACGAAATGGAAAAAAAGAAACCGGGACTACCAGCAAGACTGACTCCGATGCAAAGACAATTTGCGGAAATCTTAGTATTCAACGAAGGCCATAAGTTTGCATATGAATGTGCAAAGGAAGCAGGATATGAAGGAGACAACGCAACACTTCGTAAGAAAGCCAGTGAGCTTCAAAATCCAAAATACTATCCATTAGTAGTTAAACACATAGCAGAACTACGTGAAGAGAACTACAAGAAGCACAACATATCTTTTGGTGGTCACTTAACAGAACTAGCTAAAATCAGAGATGAAGCAATCAAATCTAAATCCTTTTCTGCTGCAACCAATGCAGAGAAAGCTAGAGGAACTGTAGGTGGTTTATATATTGAACAGAAAATTATCAGAACTGGTAAGATAGAAGACTTATCTGAAGAAGAATTAAATAAAAGAATTGCTACTATAAGAGATGATCACTCTTTATTGATGGAAAAAACTGAAGAAAAAAAAGAAGATCCTAAAGATAAAAAACCAAAACCTATACTATCTTAGTCATCTTAACTACCCAAGAAGTAGGTATCATCGTACGATCACCAAACGTCATTTCTTTTGTAGTAGAATCTAAATCATAAGACGCAAATATTTTTACTGAATCTTTATCCTTAGAGAATACCCAACCTTCATTAACTGGTCTAGCTAATTTCATTTTAATAAACTCTCTGTCATCAGCCCAACCGGAATCTGATAACGCATCCACCCACTCAATCCTGTACTTTGAATACGGGATATCGTTCGGTTGAGTTGGCACGACTTGTTTTCTTAGTCTTGGTTTTCTTCTCTTTGGTTTTCTTTTGTTTGCCATAAAAATAATCTGGGTTGTGTTTTTCATTGAACTCATCCATCCAGGGTGATGGACCACTCCAATTTTTATTTCTTCCTATCATACTCTACCCTATACCTTTTTTAAAATATTTTTTCCACTTTTGGTGACCCAAAAGTCCCGCGCGGCCCCTAGTAGAAAATAAGTGGCCTATACCAATGCTTATTTAAGCACAAATTGTCACATGTTCTAAAACCATTGGTATTCCTTGCTGATCACGAAATCACGAGATCACGTGTAAATTAAAAGTGCTGTTTTAGTAATTTCATACTTTTGAAAAAGGTATAGATTCGTGATCAACCGCATAAAACCTCACTTTTCATTTTTCCCAGTCGCCTGTCGCCAGACACTTGTGGCAAGAATATGGCACCTTGACTGTGGCAAATATGCCACACTTACTGATCTGTAATATCTTGTAACAACATCAGCTTGTTCTGATTCGCCATCACTCGGCCCAATTGTTGTTCAATCTTAATAATAAGACCACCCAATTGTTTCTCAGGTACACCATTAGTCTCTGTCGCAAGTAACACCTTCAATAGGTCTTCATCTGCTTTCATAGTTTGTAGAATTCTTCTACTAACTGCTTTTACTGTCTCTTTGTTCATAATATTTATCAACCCTTTCTAAAAATTGATGTTGGTATTTAATAAACTCTTTTCCTTTCACTTGAAATTTTTGAAAAAAGTTATCAGGAGTACACATCAGTATAACTCCTTGCGTAATCTCTGATTGATGAACCTGGTTATGAGCCATCGCATAAGCACCCAGCTGCATAAAATAGTCATCAATCCACTCACGTCGTTTTGGTTTATTACTTTGCTTAAAGTCTATAATACTATCTTCATAGTCATAGATCCCAGCAAGGTCTGTCGCTCCGGCGTACAAACCGGGGTAGTAAACAACCACTTCACTTCCCCAAATTTCTTGTAAATCATTGAATCCTTTATCTATTATTGTATCAGCCATTTGCTTTGCAATACGTCCTTCTGGCCGTAAGTCTAAATAGCCTTCTCCTAAAATATGTTTTTCTAAATGCGTATGCATGTCAGTACCGCGCGCGGCTGCTTGTTCCTTGATCCTTGTCGCTTGCTCCATGCCCACCTTCGCTTGCCACTTGGCAATTGAATCTTTCTTCTCTTGTGGTTGAGTCGCTGACAAGATTGTAGTTACACTAGGTAATTTCTCAGTACCTACGTCATAAGTTCTTAAGCCATCCGTCGTACTACGAGTTGATGGCGGGTAGTGATATAGTTTATTCCATTTCATTTTCTTCCTATTTATTTTTTATCCATGTTTTGTAATATTCTAAACTTACTATATTATCGTCTTTAAATTCAGGTTCATAATGATCAATCACTTGTTCTAGTTTATGCATTTTTACCTTAGCGTGTGGCCATAACAATCTGCATACAGAATAACAATCTCTAAAAGTACATCGCCAACGCCATTGTGTTTTAAATTTACCACCGGATTTAGTTTCACCTTTTATATCTCTACGTATAACAGTTCCAACTGCAAGGATCTCGTGGACCCAACGAATAACCATTTCATCAGTCATCGCTATCTCCATACTAATACGCATGGAATTAGACATTCGATATCCTTCTCCGTTATGTTTCTTTTTCTTTTCAGGAGCTCTTTTAATATGAAGACTCCCTTCTCCATCAAATAAGCCAGCAATATAGCCAATATCTGCAATACTAATTGTCATAATCTATACAAAGTTTCCCTTCCATATGGTCTAGTTCATGTTGAATTACTTGCGCATGCAAATCATAAAAAGTTTTTTCATGTTCTTCTTCATGCTTACACCAGTAATTTACTTTCATTCTTAAATGTCTTTTAACATCTGCAAATTTTCCTGGAGCAGATAAACATCCTTCATTCATTGTCATAGTTTCTTCTGATTCTTTCTTTACAATTGGATTAATCATTGTAATTGGATTAGCTCTTGATGGTGTTATATCTAACACACAAATTCTTTTAGGCACTCCTACTTGTATCGCAGCGAGCCCTACTCCATTCTCTTTGTACATAATCAAACACATATCTTCTATAAGTTCTCTATCTTCCTCACTTAAAGGAAGCATAACTATTTCTGATTTCTGTCGTAATATTGGATCTGGGTATTTTAATATTTTCATTTTATTTCTTCTTTATTCCACATTATTAATAAACCTATAATAAATGCATAGATTCCTATAATAATTAACATACTTAATATCATATCAACCCTCTTGGTTTCCGTGCACGTACTCCCAAGAGAGCAAAGGCTCCACACCTCCACGGTTACTTACCGCTTCATAGGTTGCCGTACAGAGGCTAGCGCAAGGCTTTACTTGGACGGAGGTCCTTTTCATACTCTTAAATTTTATTCGTGGCATATACATCCGTAAAAGTCACCACTACCATCTTTCATTACATGAATATTCATAGGGTATTCATGATAAGTTGTTAAATGTAATCTCAATATATCACAGAGATCAAAACAATCTACATCGGCCATCAATTCAATTCCTGTCATCATTTCTTTTGTTACTTCCACTAGATGATACAGTCCTTCGTTCAATAGTATTAAATCCATCACTCTTCTTTTGCATCGTATCTTCTAGTACCCCACTTAACTATTTTTTTAATTCCTGGAGCATGTAGTTCTAAATGTGCATAGGGTCTCCATGCCTTTTTTATAATATTTAATTCTAATAATAAAATATTCCATTGTTTAGGAGAAATATTATCAGAAGTTATAGTTACTTTCTTCATTTCTTTCCTTTTATTATTTGTTTAGCTAGTGTTGTCCACGGGTTAAACTCTACTTTACTGCAACCTGTGAATACCATCAGCATCAACAATAATACTATCCAATTTACTTTCATCTAATTCACCTTGTGAATTGCATACATTACATTGAGCCACTACTTCTTCTCTAGCTAAATGGTAGGGAACTTTTATATAGCCGTTCCCATTACAGCTTGGGCAAATTACTTTTTTACCCTTTTTGTCCTTTTCCATTAGATTTGCCTTTCGTTGCTTTCTTAATTTCTTTTTCTACTAAATACTCGATAGTCTTTGATAGTGATAAAGGCACATCAAATATTGCTTTACTTAAAGTTCCTACGTCCGTATAAGTTTTTAAGGACAAAGAAACGTTTTTAAACTTAGTTATGTCTGTCATGTTATATTTCCTTCTATTGTTTTTATTAGGTCTAATATAATATATGGGATAATATAGTCAAGGGGAAAATGAAAATAATTTTAACTTTATTTATGTGCTCAATCAGTGCGGGAGAATGTTTGCCGCCGTATCAATGGCCTGAGCGTTTTAAAGATTCCTATGATTGTATGCAGTTTGGATATAAAGAATCACAGAAAAAGATAGAAGAAATTGGTCGCTTAGAAGTCAATAAACACGGGATTTATGTACGATTTGTATGTACCCCAGTTACCGAAACTTGACAATAATGCAACAGATGATGTATATATGTCACATATTCACACCTTCTTCTTTCTAGCGTCTTTATTCTTAAGGCGCTAGGAGTTATTTCCCCTTCCCCTGACCACGATATTTTTTATATGATCTACGCTTGTGTTTGTTCATTTTTGCTTTGCTGGGATTACGTCCAATCGAAGTTTTGTGAAAGATAGGTACGTGTGCAACCTTTGCGTATAGACCTTTAGCTTTAGCCATCGATATCTACTTTCATTGCGTAAGTAAATTTGTCTTTATCTACAATGTGTGGAATGTAACTTATTTTTCCATTAATTTTTTGTTCGACATCGTGTCCGCATGTCATACATCTATAAATATTTCCCTTCCATAAACACACTAACACTGTAGATAAACTACAGTGAGGACAAGTACCGTTTACTATTTCCGCGTTAATTTTAAGATTAGCGCCGACACCATGTTTCTTAGATGTGTCATTGGGCTTACTATCGTCTTTATTATTTTTTTTGAATATTTCATTAAATCTCCTTCTATATAAATCAGTAGACACTCTGGATTTACCATCCCATTGTCTACCTTTTTTGTTTTTAGTCATTAATATAAATCTTTCCAGTCAGTATTCTTTATTTCAGAATTATCTAAATGTGGCTGAGTGATTTTATCTTTAGTATCTACTTGTACTTCAGTAGTTTTTTGTTCTACATCATGGTCCACATGGCCTATAAAAAAAGATTTTAATTGTTCTTTTTTATTAGAAGGTCTAGGAACTATGACTGTCTTCGTTATGTCTATCGGTTTTACCATATGTCTTCCTATCGTATACTTTCTTATTCTTTACCACTTTTTGTTTAAAATGTCTAAGCTGTTTTGCAACAGGATTACGCTTCTTGTTAGCTTTTTGCATTACTCTAGTATAAGTTTTTTAATACTTTTGCTTCCATCTATATTATCTTCTAATTCTGCCATAGATTTTATGCACTGGTACTTAACTTTGCCATCAGGTTTTAACT